GTTGTTCGTGCCGTTCGTGCCGATGTTCAGACCGACAGACGAGCCGGTGTTGCCGAGCTGCGTTTGCGTGATTCCGACGTTCTTGTCGACGGCGCCCGTGGACCTGTTGCTGGTGTCGTTCACCAACTGGTTGCCGGCGTTCAGGATGCCCTGGTCGCGGAACGTGTTGCTGTTGTTGGTCGTGGTGCCGTTGTTGAAGATGTCGTTTGCGCGGCCGGTGTTGTCCTCGTTTGTCACCGTGCCTGCGTTGAATCCGGCTTGGTCGCGCGCAAAGTTGTCATTCACCGTCTGCGTGCCGGCGTTGTAGTAGTCGAGATTACGGCCGTAGTTCTGGTTGTTGACCGTCTGGCTCGCGTTGTAATAGTCGGCGTCGCGGCCGTAGTTGTCGCGGACGGTCTGGGTGCCGGCGTTGTAACCAGCGGTGTCGCGCGCGGTGATCTGACCGGTCGTGTTCAGGCTCTGCTGGTTGCGCTGCTGCGCGAGATTGCCGACGCGTACCGCTTCGTTCTGGGCGTACGTGTCAGAAAACTGCTTCATCGCGTCGTCAGCATTTCGCAGCGCTGTCGACGCGTTCGAGAAGTCGACGCGGTTGCGTTCGGCTCGCGCCACGGCATTCGCGTTGAGTCCGAGCTCACTCGCCTGCCTGTCCTGCGCGATCTGCTGCTGCGCCTGCTGCTGGCCAGCGATTACGAGCCCACCAGACTTCAGCCCGCGCCCCGCAAGCTGTTGCATGAGAGCCTGGCGGCTGCCCTGGTCATCGCTCTCGAACTTGCGACGCGCAAGCTCAGCAAGGAACCGCTCTTGGTCCGTGGTCTCAGGGTTGTAGTTGTTCTTGAACTGCTGGACCGCGTCTTCTTGATTCGCGACGTACTGCGGGTTCGACGCCTGCGCGACCTTCTGCGCCATCAGCGGGTCAGTCTCGCCGAGGTACTTCAGGAACGCGCCACGATCCTCGCTGTTCATCTGCGAGAGCTCGTTTAGATACTGCCCGAGCACCGCGTTCTGTTGGCTGTTCGCGTTCGCTACGGTCGTTCCGAAGCCAGCGAGGTTCTGGTTCGCCGTGCTGTTGGCGCTGCTTACGGCTCCGCCAAACTGACTCAGGTTCTGATTCTGCTGCGCGTTGGACGACGCAACATCGCCCATGAAGTTGTTGTATAGGCCGGTCTGATTCGCGCTGATGCCATTCAGCGTCGAAGCATTCTGCGAGGTAAGCGCAGACTGGTTCGCGTTGATGTCCTGCAGCTGATTGCGGTAGTCGTTGAAGTAGCCGGTCTGCTGCGTATTCGCCTGGTTGGCGATGTTGGTGTACTGCTGGCCGTAGCCGGACAGCTGGCTGTTCGCCTGGTTGGTCGCGTCTTCGTAGCGCTGCGCTTGCCCGGTGTCGTAGGCGTTGGTCGCCTGGATGCCCGCCATCCGCAGGCCCTGATTCTGGTCGAGCGTGTCGCCGTAGGCCTTCGCGTTGCCAGCGATCTCGCCTTCGGCCTGTCTGTCGCCCGTGATCTGCGACGCGGCGGCGGTGTCTGCCCTCTGCTGCGCCGGCTGAACCGTATTCGTCCAGTAGTTGCTTGCAACCTTGGCGTTGTTCTGTGGCGCCTGCAGCGCGGCTTGCGAGGCTGCATTGGTCAGGTTCGTCTGGTTGATGCCCGCAGTCGCCTTGGCATCTGTCTGGATGTACTCCTGCTTTTGTGCAGGCGTCGTCGAGTTCCAGGCGCGATTGACGATGTCATTGAACTCGTCTTGGCTGTAGCCGTTCTCTGGAACGGTGTACGCCTGGCCGTTGTAGCTGAACGTGCGATTGCCGTGCGCATTGCGGTTGTTCGCGCCCGTGTCGCCCGCGATCAAGCTTGCGATGCCATCGGTGAAAGACTGCGGAACACCGTTCGGCGTTCCTGCCTGCGCGTATTGAGAATACTGGCTCGACCCTACAGCCGAAGATGGCGTAGTCGTCACGGGGTTAGGCACCACGCCAACACCAGCCGAACCAGTCGTGTACGGACCTGGCTGGATGATCGTGCCGGGACTCGCTGAGCCCACGGGCGGTACGCGCTCCTGAACCGCGCCGAGCTGCTTCTTTTTCAGTACGGGCCCGGTCGCCATCAGCTGACCATCCTGTAGGTGATGCGGTAGTAGAACCGGTACTTGGTCGCGCCGTTGGTCGCGACGTCCATGCCGCCGATCTTCGTGATTTGCGCGCCGCCGTTGGTCGGCTTCCACACGTAGTGCACCATGCCGAAGCACGCGCTTACGGGCGTCTCGAGCGCGTACATGTTCGCGATGCGAACGAGCTCGATGCTGAAGGGCTCTTCGTTCGCGCGCAGCACCATCGGCTCCGCGTAGAAGTCTTCGATCACGCGATGCTCGATGACTGGCATCTTGTTGAAGATCTCTTGCACGTCGCGTGCGTGCGCTCCGAGCTCGGCTTGCTCGGGCTTGAAGATGCGCCGCCCGATCTGGTGTGTGAGAGCCATCAGCGCGTCACCTGCTGTGGGCCAATGGCCGCGTAACGAACCGAGACACCTTCGAGAAGCACGCGGTTCGTTGTGATCGAACTGGCAATGCCGAAGCCAACGATGATCTTTGGGGCGATGGCGTATTTTCGCGGGACACCTACGGTGCACACCGCATCGCCGCCGCCCTGAGCTGCAACGATGGGCACGGGCGTGGCGATCACAGCGTTCGCCAGCGAAGCTGTCAGCGTGTAGCCGGAGGCCTCGGACATGAACATGTACGTGATGTCGATCCACTGCTTCGTCTGGAATGGCGCGTCACCGTAGAACGGCGTGAACGTCACGCCGGGCGACAGGTATGCAGTCGCCGAGTTCCACTGAAACCAAGCCGGCTGAACTCCGGCTTCGGACACGCCCCAGAGGAACGCCTGAGAGCCTGATGCCGGGTTCTCTTGCCACGCAAACGCTGTCGTGAACTGAAAATGGTTCGCGGTGTCGTAGATGCGCGTGAACGTCTCGGTGAACGTGTTGTAGACGAGGTATGTCGTCGCGTTGAGGCCGAGGCCGATGATTACTTCGCCATCTCCATCGTTGTGGCCGAGGATCAGACTTGCCGTTTCGGCGAACGGTGGCCCAGGCAGTAACTCGCGCACGCGCGTGTGGCTGATCGGGATGAACCCGGAATCTGTGATCGCGCCGAAGCCGAGATTTGTATACGCGTAGATCGTCTCTCGGTTGTTCACCATGCAGCGCGGAGCGCACAGCACGAGGCCGGGTGCTACGAGATCGACGCGCCAGACGCCGCCGTCGCCGCTGAGCCGATACACGCCGTCCGTGCATGCGATCCACAGCGCATCCTTGGTGGTCGCCATCGCGATGATCGAAGCAGAGCCGACCTGTGTCTCATTCACCGACGGGACGTGCTCGGGCTCGCTGTCCTTGCTCCAGCGAAGCAGGTTCTTCGTGGTGACAGGCGTAATCGTTTGTACGGTCGCGTTGTATTCGGGGATCGGCGGCGAGTAGTTCGCGCCGTGAGTGCCTCGGATAGTGAAGTTTTGCGTGAGATTCGGCGCCTGGCCGTAGGCCATGGCGTGCTCGAAGACGAGCGTCACGCCGCTGTTGTCAGCGCCGTTTGAAATGCCAATGGTCTGGCTGGTTGTGACTTCGTATCCGGGCGCCCCGTACAGCGAAAGCATGCTGCTGATACGAAAAATATTCCCATCGACCTCGAGCACGTCATCGAAGCTGAACCCGATAGCGGATCCACCAGCAGACGCATTCGCGGACAGCGTGATCGTGGTCGCACCGACCGAAGCTATCGGTGTGAACACCGGAAAGAACGATCCACTCATCCACTGCTGACCAGCAACGATGCCAACCATGTCGGCCGCGGAGACTGCGGTTATAGTCGGGCTTCCGTTGGTGATCGTTCCAGACGACAACACTCTAGCCCCGACACCGTTTGCGCGTTTGTATGGGCTCGCTGTGGTGGTGGTCGTATCAACGACGCCTGCTGGAACCGCGAGCGTCCATTGCGCGCGCTCGGTGATGTTGCCGTAGAACGTGAAGCCCTTGAACGTGGCCATCGCACCGCAGATGTCCGGCTGCCGATTTCCACCCGTCGAGCCCTCCTGATAGGGGTTCGTGTAAAGCTCCCGCCCCGTGCTCGTGTAGTACGGCGCGATCATTGGCTGCGTGTCGGCGAGCGACACGAAGCCGTTGGTGATGTCCGTTGCCGTGAGCTGGTATCGAAGAACGAGCTTGAACGTCGCCCCTGGGTCGGCGTTGATGCTTGCCGTCGAGAGGCCGTCCGTTCGGTAGATCTCTACGAAGTCACCTGTCCGCGAAACGCCAAACGGAGCCAGGTTGATTTTGTTCGTGTACTGGACCGGGCCGCCGCTGTCGTTGAGGATTTTGTAGGGCGCGGCCGGGATGCTCTTGATGATGTATCCGTCTGAGAACTCGCGCGTGTACACCGCGGTGTAGGCGATCATGATGCCGGTCGGGATCGGCGACGTGGCCGACCCCGTGACGCTCTGCCAAGCAATCTGTGCCTGCGGAAGACATGCCCAGCGCAGCGTGCGGTCTCCCGAGCTCGCTGGCGCCATGACGTCGCCCACCATGACCCCGCGATTGCTGTTCACGAGCATCCGATCGCGTGACCGCGTGCTCGTGACGCGCGAGGTGGAAAAGAGCGTGTTCACGTCCACGGTCGACGGGAACGCTCCGGTGAATACCGTGCCGCCTGGAACGCCTTCCGAGATGGCCCAGTTTAGGGCCGCGCTGTTCGAGAACGAGAACACGTGCCCTGAGTCGAGCGGAACCATGAGACGCAGCAGATCGTTCGTGCCGGTCGTGGTGTTGAGCAGCGTATAGTTCGTGTAGCTCGGTGCAGCTTGCAGCTGCCCTGGGCGACGAATGACGCAGTTCGTGGCGTCCGAGAGCGCGCCGGCCGGGAACTGCCCGTAAGGGTTCGGCGTGGTCATGAGGCCGAGTGGCTTCAACACCGTCTGACGCACGGCACCACGATGCGCTGAGGCCGCTTTTGGAGAAGCCTCGCCCACTAGCTGAGCCTCCAGCCTGGGTAGCCCCAGCCACGCGAGCGGCGCAGGATTCCGATCTGCTTCGGCTCAGCCTTCACGCGCGGCAAGAGCAACGAGCGAAGCCGGGCGATGTCGAAGCCGTTGGTCGCGGTGAGCGCCTCGGCCTTCTCGAGCAGATGGATCTCCAGCAGAATCTTGATCGCCGCCGTATCCGCGAGACAGCGGTGGAAGTCGTCCGGGAGGCATGGCCAGTCGGTCTGATCAGCCACGCGCACGTAGTCGCCCAGCTGCACGTCGCCCAGAGAGTCAGTGCCGCCGATCGTGATGTTGAGTCCGCTCAGCGTCTGCGTAGCGCCCACCAGCGAGAGCTCGTGCCATCCGTCGGGGTGCACGATGTCGACCGTCTGCGTGGCTGTGGTGATGGCCGCGGGCACCGCCAGCGAGTAGTCGAACGGCAGCGCGTTCACGGTGACCACGCGCGTGCTCGTGTTCACGCCGGTAACGCGTCCGCGGTCGACGCCCGAGCCGATCTGCGTCGAGCTTTGCGAGATGACGAGCCGCGACGGGCGGATGTAGTACGTCATCCGTAGCACCATGCCGGCCGTAGGCGCGGGCACGATCTCGACCTGGTCGCCCTGCACGGTGAACACGTACGGGTAGCTGGGCGCGTTGCCCTCGTAGTCCTGGATGATGCTCTGCGGAATCTCGGACAGCTTGATGAACGGGTTCGTCCCGCCCGCGCTGATCTCGACCTTCTCGAGTCCGCCCACGACTGCACGCGGAGGGATGCGGTAGCGCGCGGCCGTGGTCGTGGTGAACACGAACTCATGCAGCCAGTAGCCCGCGCGCGCCTTCACCACGATGTCCTCGAAAGCCGTCTGCAGCTTGTCGTTGATCTCGGTGAAGACCTTCGCCTGCGTGTATTCGGGATAGGCGACCGCGTCACCGATGAACGACGATTGGCGCGCAGCTGCTTCGAGGTCTTCGCTTCTCACCGGAAGCCTCGATTCACGCCGAAGCGGCTCGGGTCGAGCGCGTACTCGTCATCCGTGCGGGGGCCCTGAAGCTGAAACTGCTGGTCTTGGCCCAGGTACTGATACGCGCCTGGGTTCTCGAGCGTCGGGATGTTCGGGCCCGGACTCGGTTGATTCGCCGCGTTGTAGATGCCGCCCGCCGCCCGCGTGGCGTTGGTCGCCATGCCCACGAACGCGTTCGGGTCGAGCCTGCGTGACAGGTCGACCTGACGGTTCTGCTCGGCTATGTCGCGGTTTAGACCTTGCATCTCGAGCGCGGTGTCAGTCGCGCCCGTGGGAGCCCCGTACTGCTGGGCCTCATTGCGAAGCAGGTTGAGCAGTACGGCTTTCTTCTCGCGGTCCTGCTGAGCCTTTAGCCGCGCGTCTTGGTCCGAGAGATAACCCTCGTTGACGCCCGTGCCGATCGCTCCACCAACTCCGCCGACAACACCGCCCACGAGAGCGCCCCAGGGTCCGCCGATCGATGCGCCAGTCGCAGCGCCCGCAGCGAGCCCGGAGCCGATGCCCACTGCGTACCTGCCTGCTCGACCCTTGCTGCTCATTCATGCGCTCCGGAGAGGACACACCCAGCAGCGCGCGGGAAAGCGGATAAACCCGCGCGCTGCTGAGGAGTTTGTTCAGCTGCCCGAGGTGTCGGCGTTCGGCGACAAGATGCCGGTCACGATCGCGTTGTGGTACGGGCAGGTCAGCAGCGCGGCTTGCTGCGACATGGCGCGGATTTCCGAACCAGCCGCGCCGGCCAGCTCGAGGAAGAAGCCCTCGTTGCCGTTCGCGCCGCGGAACGTGATGTCGCTCGCGCCGATACGCATCGACGTCTCTGGCTCGAGCAACCACATCTCGCCCTGCTTGATGTAGCTGTGACGCTTCAACTCGCAGACGCCGACCGCGGTCATGAACTGCAAGGTCTCGGCGCCCTGCATCTTGACCTTGTTGTCGCCCATCGAATTGTTCCAACGGGTGTTGTTGATGGTGGCGTCCACGAGATCGCTGAACACGATCGGGTTGCACCACGCGGTGAGGCCGTTCTCGCCGCCGTTGCTCATCAGCTTCGCGGTGATCGCCAAGAACTTGCTTGCGGTCATCGCGCTGGAAGCGAGGTCGATCGAGCGCGCGCGCCAGAACGGATTGGTCGCTGCGCTGACGTTGGCGAACGTGCCTGTGTTTCGGAGGATGCCGCCGACACCCACGGACGTGGTGTTGATCCAGCCTTTGGGCAGGATGACGTCAGTCGCGGCGACTGCCACGGCAGAGCCAGACTTGAACATCTGAACCTGGCACTTCGAGGGGTCTACGACGCCCTCGATCTGCACGTCGGCCACGCGGAGCGTGGTCAGGTCAGACTGGTAGATGTCGACCAGCGCGCCCGAGCTCGTGCCGCCGCCGGAACCCATGTTGTTCCAGATGCCGGCTGCCCACGTGGCTTGCGTGAGCTGAACGATCGGGTGCGTCGCGCTGCCGTAGTTGGGGCCCGTGCCCGCAAACACCGGAGTCGTTGCGATGACGCCGATGTTCGACAGACCCGTGGTCGTCGGACCGGGCCCGTACATCAGCATGAGCTCGTTGTAGAGCTCCATGCTGCGCAAGGTCGTCATCATGACCTTGTCCATCGGGTCCCAGTACGCAGCGGCGTCGCCTTGCAGCGAGGTGCCGTTGCGCGCCTTCAGCATCGCGCTGTAGGGGAACGTCTCGCGGACGATCAGGTCGGTGCCATCGAGGATGGCTTCGACCTCGGTTCCGGGCCGCGCGGCGTTCAGCGAGAACGCTGTGCCCGTGCGGTCCGTGGTCATGCCGTGCGAGATGGCCGACTGGATCGGGTAACGGAACTGCTTGCCCGACTTGTCCGAGCTCTTCGCGAACTTCAGGAACTCGCGGAACGTGTTTTGCTGCGGAAGTGGATTGAGGAACGCGCCGTAGCGGTCCGTGAAATCGGACGCAAACTGTGGATCGATAGCCGACATAGCGGCACCTGCGAGGGGGAAAGAGCTGTCTCTTCCGCTGCTCGGGTACCGTCATCGCCGACCGGGTTCGGGCTAAGCCGCGTCTGCTAACCGCCTGGGCGGGGCTGCGGGGGCCGTACTATCGAATCACGAGCGTGCCGATCGCGTGAGTCGCTTCCGCTGGCCTAGACGAGCCGTTGGGAGCTGCTGTCATCGTTGCTGATACATCTATCACTTGTCAACGGGCTAGCCGCCCATGCGGCCCTTGCGAACCATGGCCTCGAGGTCGGACAAGTTCCCACGCTTGGCGCCGTTGGTGACTCCCATCGGCTTGCCGCCGCCAGCTGCGAGCCGGTTCGGGGGTAGGGCTTGGCCAGCCGCGCGCTGCGCCTGCCACTGCTGGGGACTCATGGAGCCGCTGTTGAGGCCCTGTTCGCGGGCTTGGATGTCGCCCTGCTCGTCTCGGAGGTCGGCCGCAGCCTGCATGACGAGATCACGCGTGATATTGCCGCTGAACCCGTTGGTCTGGATGACGTTACCGAGGTGGCGGGCCAGCGCCTGGCGGTTGGCCGGGGTGTCCTTGATGCCGTAGGCGCGCATGGCGTTCGGGCGGAGCTGGTTCAGCTGGTTTTCGTACTGCGCCGCGTATTCCTTTTGGCGCTGCGTGCTCTGGGTCTGCTGCTTGCCGCGCTCGAGCTGGTCGCGCTCGAATTGCAGCCGGCGTTGCTCGGCTTCGACCGCGCGCGTGCGCTTCAGAGCTGCCTGCGTGCGCTCGCCAGCGGCTGCCACATCGCGGTGATTCGGGTCGCTCACGCCGAGGCGCTCCATGGTCGCGCGCATGGCTGCGTGAACGATGTTGCGGTCGTCTCGGATGCGCTCGGCAAGTTTGTAGGCGACCTTCTCGAGCGTGTCGGAGTAGCCGTTGCGCTCGAAAATCTCGAGCATCTGATCGGGGTCCTTGATGGCCTCGAAGTGCTGCTGCATCGACTGCTGATACTGCTCGGCGCGCTGACTGACCTGTTGGGCCTCCTGGTGGAAGCGTCGGTAGTCGACGCCGCGGATGTAGCCCTGACGCAGTTCCTTGGTGTCGACGTAGCGCACCTGGCCATTGGTCTTGAGCTCGTGCAGCTTGCCTTCGAGCTCTTCGGGGAACATGTCGGCCTGCTCCCACTCGCGGTACTTCTGCAGCGCCGCGAGGTCGTCCATCGCGGTCTGCTCGGGCGCCTGTTCCTCGCCCTCGACCGGCTGCTCACCTTCGGGTGGCGTCTCGCCCTCGAGCTCGGCGGGTTCCTTCAGCTGGTTCGGATCGCCGCTGTTTTCGCCTGCGACCTCGCCGCGGCCGGGGTGGTTGCGCGCTTCGTTCGGGTTGGCTGGAGCCTGCTGCGACGCCTCCAGCTTGGCGCTGAACTCGGCGATGTGGCTCCGCGCTGTGGGCTTCGCTTGCGGGCGCTGCGCCGGCGCCTGCGGCTTGGAAGCCTGCTCGTTCTTTTCGGCCAGGACGCGCTTGAAGTCGGCGAGGCTCGCGCGCTCGTTCGTCTTCACTGCGGGCATGACCTCGCCCGCGCTCTGGCCTGGCGCGTTTCCCTCGCCTCGTACCGGTGCTGCTCCGCCTACGTCGCTGCTCACGATGGACCTCCGTTACTGGGTTTCGCCTGCGTCGAGCCTGGGGCGTTGCTGCCCTGGGGTGGCTCGGGGCGTTGGGGTGCGGGCTTCGGGCCCGCTTGTGCTTGTGCGCCCGGCGGCGCGCCATTGGCCGGCTTGCCTGGGGGCGGCGGCTGGCCTTGGCTCTGCGGCGGAGGCGCGTTGCCCATCTCGGGATGCGGCACGAACTTGCCGGCCGCCGGGTCGAACTGGGGCGGCGGCGGCAGACCGCACACGAGCGCATAGATCGGGTCTGTCTGGGCCCAGATTACCGGGTGCTCCGCGATGTGCTGTACGTGCGCGTTGATCGCCGCCTGCCATTGCTGGAACTCCGGCGTGTTTGGCGCCGGTTGCTCTTGCGTGCGGAGCCGGTCGAGCGACGCACGATGACTCGGGATGTGATCGCGGAAGTCATCGCTCTTGCTCACCTCGCACTGCTGTCCGCGCGACAGGAGCTCGTTTTCTTTGCGCACCAGAATCAGCGTCGAGTTGTCGTTCTCGGTCCACGCGCTCGAATCTCCCGTCGAGAGCATCTGCACCGCAGCCTTGCGCTGCGCGGGCGGAAGCTGAACGGTGCGCTCGAACACCTCGAAGCGCCCGCCGATGTTGTTCATCACGGGGCTCTGGCGCTGAACAAGCACCTTCTTCACGCCCGCGAAGTCCTCGGCCGCGAAGTATTTCATGTAGGGCAGGTTGGCTTCGCCAGATACCTGCGCTGCGAACTGCGTGTCGCTGTTCGCGCGGATGAGCTCGAGCGTCACGTTGCCAAGTTCGTTGACGCCGAAGTCGTACGCCTGCTGCGAAGGGCTCGCGAACTTCTCGGCCGTCGCCTGCATCAGCGTCGCGAACACGCCGCTCGTGATGTTCGACTCTGGCGTGCCCATCTGCGTGGGGTTCATGCCGCTGATCACACCCATCAGCTGCGGCAGGTTTTCCGACATGTACTGGAAGGCCGCGGGCAGCTCGGCGTACTGAATCGCCGCGGGCGGCTTCTGGCCGGCCTTGAGCGTGAAGTACGCGCCGCCCTTCGCGAACGCTTGCGGGTCGAACTCGACGCCGTCCTCGCCCCACAGCGACTGATTGCCGAGCTTCAGGACGTTCGTGATCGCCTGCGAATACAGCTCGTCATACGCCTCTTGCACCGACAGCAGGTCAGCGCTCTCGGGGTAGCCGAACGGCGTGTCGAAGTAGCGAGCGCTGCAGATGCTGACGATCGGCAGGCCCTCAGCGACAGGGCAGGGCATGTCCCAGAGCACGACGTCGCCCACGTAGCCGATGTAGCGACCGCCAGGCACGGCCTTGCAGTTCCGGTGGTACCAATGCTTGACCGCGAGCACGTCGTCAGTCGCGCTGGTCATGTCCCACTGGAACAGCTCCATCGCGCCCGGTTCGGTGTCGCGCGTGAGCGTCATGTGCTGCAGCTGATCGGCGAACTCGGGGTAGCGCGCGATCAGCTCGTACTTCGACGTCTTCTCGCGCGTCTCGATCCACGACGGTTTGCGCGTGTTCGGGTCGCGCGTGATGTTCCAGGGGAACAGCGCGGTGTACGTCGGTGCGCCCGTGCGCTTCGAGACGGTCTGCGGAATCACCTCGGGCTGCCCGTTCGGCTGCAGCAGCGGCTGGCCCGTAAACTGGTCGGTTGCGGGGACCATCTGCTGCGTCTTCTCGGTGTCGCCCGCGTCGGCGTCCCAGCGAATCCACACCCCGCCCTCACCGAAATAGGCGTCAGCCTCTGCAGCCTCGGCGAGCGCAAACTCGCCCTTGGCCTCTCGAAACACGTACGTGATCGCCTTGCCGGCAATCTGCACCTGCGAGAGCGATGCCGCGTCGTCGTTCACAGCCACGCACTCGAAGCTCGGGCGCTGGCCCTGTGCGAGCTGGCTTCTCATCTTCACGTGCGAGCGAGTGAGCTGGATGCGAAAGCGAATCTGCTGCGCCTGCGTGCCGCAGAACTCGAGCCGCTGCGTCGCGTTGCGCGCGGTGTTCGGGTCCATGCCGAACGCTTGCGCGTAGCTGAGACGCCACAGCGTGGGCAAGCCGCGGTTCTGCAGCGCGTTCCAGCTGTTGGTAGCCCGCGTGCGTAGCTCGCCTATGAGCTGGTCTGCGGGAAGGTTGGCAAAGTACCCGGCAAGCGGCTGCTCTTGCTGCTGCGCGGGCTGCTGCGGCACTGTGGGGCCCGCGAACGACTGAACTTGCGGCATCGGTCACACCTCAGGAGTTGAGACGCATCACGTACATTCTGTCTTTGGGGTCCGCTGGAATCGCGATGCGGTACGGCTGCGCGACCTCGGCAAGCCGGGCCACCAGCTCGCGCATGTCGACGCTCTGCTCGCTGAACATCGTCGCGGGGACGACATCCATGCACTCGGCGACCACGATCGGCGCGCTCTCGACGCACTCACGCAGATACGTGTCGGGCGGGATGGGCTCGTCGTGAAACGTGCCCTCTTCGTCCTTGGTGCGCTTGGTCGACGGGCCGGGCAACTTGCCGTTCAGGCCGCGACGAGTGATCACCACGATCTGCGCGCCCTTCACGTAAGAGAGCTTCTCGGCGTGGAACGCGCTCACGATGTTCACCGCCTCGGGCCAGCGCGACAGCACGTAGGCTCGGGCCACCGAGTTGTCGTACGCGGGCTCCGGAACGAGAAAGAGCGTGTGATCGATGTCGAGCGCGGCGGGCGCTTCGAGCGAGCGCTTTCGGTCATCGGCGATGCACGCCTTGCAGGTGACCATGTATGTGGGCGTACGGTCCGCTACGGCACGCAGCTGACGGCGTCCGAGGTCGTCGTATCCGATCACTTCCTCGCGCACGCCGGTCGGGTGAACGTGCTTGGGCGGCGTCTTGTCTTCGGGCTCGATCGGCTTGGCGCGCGCTGATGCTCTCGCGGGCAGCGGCACTTCTTTCTCGATCGCGTCGGCGATGCTGGATTTATGCGTGGTCGTTTCCATCTGGTGCGTCTCCATTGATTGAGCGGGCGACGGTGGCGCACACGCCGGCCGCAAGTTCGACCGGCAGCGACGACACGACGCCCATCAGCGCGCAGGCGACGATCGACATGTCGTGACCGGCGCACACCTTTTGGATGTCCTGCGCGAGCTTGACGGCGTCTTTCTCGGCCCGACGCGACGACAGGTTGATCGTGGTCACGGACCAACCACGACGATCTCGAACATGTCTTCGAAGTCGGCTTCGGTCATGACGCGGAAAGTGCCGTTTTCCCGCTTCACGATGTAGTCGCCGACTGCGACCGGGATCGCGCCCTCGTCATTGCTGACCACGAGGTTCACGCTGTTGCTCAGCGTGAAGGTCAGGCCCCAGTCGCGTAGACCATCCGTTGTTCCGTCGTACTGCGTGGCCTCCACGGCCGTGGGAAGGTGCGTGTAATCGTCGATCGTGCTCATCGGTTGAACCCTCTGCTCTGGGTCGACGTCAGCTGGGCGAGCGTGCCCGCGGTCTGGCTGTCGACGTGTTCCTTCAACTTCTTCCAGTCGGTCTCGAGCTGGCGGAACTTCTTGAGCCAGTCCTCGGCGAGCTGCTTCTGCACCTGCTCGTGCATGTCGAGACGCGCGGAGAAGCGCGCGAGCTCGGTGTCGCTCAGGCGCTGCTTGGCTTTCTCCTCGAGCCAGCGACGGCCGAAGTCCCAGGCGAGCATTGATGATAGTGATATCGCTATCGCTACCGCGACGGATAGAAGGGTCATCGGATGGCTCTCGGTTGTCGGGCGTATGCGTGCTGACCGCCGCGTCCGCCGTAGGTGTTGCCGGCACTGATGCCGCGCGCGCGATCACGTATCTCGTCTGGAACGTGATGGTCCAGTTTGTTCGGATCGACGAACGCCGGCATGTTCGGGTTCCTCGTCCAGAGAATGTCGCGCACGACGTACTTGAGCGCCGCGATGCAATCGAGGTGGCCCAGCGTCTTGGTGCGCTTCCAATCGGTGCGATGGCCGGTCTCGTCCGTGTTCCACTCGCCTGAGCGCAGCTGCATGATGAGCGGCTCGGTGTGCCCGTTCTTGAGAATCACGATCTTGCGCGGGCGCGCTTCGAACAGCATGCGAAGGTGCTCGGTGTCCGCTTCCTTGCTGCCCGGCCCCTTCGCGGCCTTGCGTACGTTCATGCCGAAGTCGGTGTTCATGTCGAGCACGAACTGGTTGTCGATGTCCGAGACGCGGCTGTAGGGGTTGGGCTTGAGGCTGTACTCGGCCGGGTCCCACCACGTGAGCGCGGTCTGCGGCGCTTCCCACACCTTGCCGCTGCCGGTCAGCGTCGCGTCGCGGATCGACAGCTCACGCACGCGCTCGCCCGGTGCTCGGTGACCAGCACCCCACAGCATGTTCTCCATGCGCTGCGTGGTCGCGGCAATCGTGCCCGTGGAGGCGTTCGAGCGGGCCCAGGCGCCTTCGACCACGATGCACTGGTGCATCCAGTCGAAGTAGAGCCACACGAGCCCGTGAGGGTCTGTGGTGCCCGGATCGAAGCCCACGTGGGCGAACGCGTAGGGCGGGCGCTGGATGAGCGCAGGGTCGACGACGTGCACGGCTTCGTCGAACTCGGGCACGACCATGTCGTCGGGGTCGCGCGTCAGCTCGCAGTAGAGCTCGCGCCGGCACTGCGCCGAGTGCTTGCCGCCCGACCGGCGCTCCTCCTGGTCGATGTCGTCGTCGGTCAGCGAGGTGTTGTCGGTGATCGGGTGCAGGCGATACGCGCCGCGCAGCTTGGCGTCTTCGCGAAACTCGACGTTGAACTCGCAGTCAGCCACTTTGGCCGTGCTGCTCTCCACCCCGAGCCACGCCCATGGTCGATAGCGAAACTGTGGATTGATGGTGCCAGTTACGAGCTCGTATAGCCCTTTGATAAACGCGGCTTCGCTGAAGTGAGCCCAGTCGAGGAACTCTCCGCGAGTCGCGTCAGGGTTCTTGTCGAGCCCGATCAGCTTGCAGTAGCTCTCGGTTGCATCGATGAGCAGGCCCGCACCGTCAGGACCGTGCGAGCGCACGAAGCGCGGGAAATATCCTTCGGGCGCGTCACGAAACAGAATCTTGGTGAGCGGCACGATGATGCCGCCTATCGATTTCGCGAGCGGAGTTGCGATCATGCCGCGGCTCCCAGGACGCCTCAGCATCTCCTCAACATCCAGGACGAGGTCGCGCGCAGTCTTGCCGAAGCGGCGCCCGCACTCGTCCACCCACATGTTGTCGTACAGCGCGTCGAGACGCCTGATTTCTAGACGATACCCTGGCTGCTGGCGCTCGATGTTCCACGCGCGGAATGCGTCGTAGTCCTCGCGTTGGTGCGGCTGCAGCTTGTATCGGAGGTTGCCCGTCGAGTAATGGATGGCAATCAGCTCCTCGGTGCTGACCTCGTCATCCGCGACTAGGCGACCTTGCTCCATCGTCACCACGGCGGGCAGCTGCAGACGTGGTAGCCGCAGCACTGGCACGCAGAGCATTCGCCTGGCGCGAACCAGACACGCCGGGCGTCTGGCCTGTTGATCTCCATGTCGGACATGCAGTTGCGATTGGCGTCGATCTGTCGCCCGACCGACTCCATCATCTTGCGCGGCTTCGGCAGCGGTCTCTTGCTCGCGATGCGTGCCGCGTCCCATGTGCTCATGCTGGTGGCCCGTCCTTCCACTTCATACACGCATCACAGCTGCCGATCGCCATGCACCCACAGCGCGCGCACACCTTCGGCGGGTGTTCCATCTGCCAGCGCGCGCAGAAGTCGCGGCACGCCTCGAACGTGCGCTGAGCCACGCTGTTGCCGTCGAGCGCGAGGCGCAGTGTCGATTCGCTGACGCCGATCGCTCGGTACGTGCGCACGAACGTGTCGAGCTCGCACGCGCGGCGTAGCGTCTCGATCTGCGAGGCTGACAGGTGGTGGGTCACAGGAACTCGAAGCCTTTGGGCTCGGGCTCGCCGCGTTGGCCGTTCTCGATCGCGCTCAACACCGGATACTTGAACATGCGTTTCACGTGAATCATCCCGAGGCCGACGTGTCCGCTCGATACGAACGTGCCGAACTGACAGTGCTTCTCTCCAGCGCATCCGTACTCCGCCATCAGCGCGAAGTAAGCCTTGTCCGGCAGCGAGAGCTCAAAGCTCTCGGGAAGGTCGAGCAGGCTGAGCGCCGCTGCGAGATGTTGCAAACCGTCGGCGATTGGTCGGTCGGTCACGCTGTTGGCTCCAGCGCGATGTGCAGCGAGTGCCTGCGCAGCGGGCAGTCGGGGTGGGCTTCACCCTTGAACGTGTTGATCACCAGCTCACCGTCTTCATTCGGCGCTGACGGATGAGCGCAGAAGTAGACGTTGGCCAGCGGGCACGAGTCGCAGCCCTTCACGAACACGTAGCCGTCGGCTTCGCTGGTCATAGGCACCTGCCGAGCAGCGCAAAGAACGCGACCGTGGCGACGCCGAACGCGAGAGGCCCAAGCACGAAAAGCGCGCAGATCGCCAGCGGGCTCCAGCCTTTCATTCTCACGTTCCCTCGTCTGGCAGCGGTGAGCCGTTGGCGTCGAACACGAGCTTGACGTATCGTCTCCGGTAGGATTCGCGTGCGGACTCTAGGCGTGCTTGCCAATAACCTAGGTTGGAAGCGGCCTGCTCCTTCGCTTCGAACAGCCGATCGCGGCGTCGGTTGATCTCTTCGGCAAACTCATTGTCGTCACCAGAGCCCGCGTACCGCACGAGTTCATCGAGCGTCATCTCGCCCAGTATCGCCTTCAGCCTGTCCTGCCATGCGGTCATGTTCCCTCGTCTGGCAGCGGTGAGCCGTTGGCGTCGAACACGAGCTTGGTGGACTGGCGGATGTTCTCGAGCTTCCGGTCGATGGCCTGCGCGTACGCTGACGATGCGTTGGGGGGAACGCCGTACACAGCGCTCGCACCCTTCAACCTTGCCACCTCGAGTTCCAACGCCTCGATGCGGCGAAGGGCTGCGTCGAGGCGAGTGCTGTGCTGATAGAGCAGCTTGTGAAGCTCGTCGAGGCGGCGATCTGTGTCGGTCTTGTGCGGCTGGACGTTGGGGTAGAGCGGCTGAGGCGGTAAGGCAGCGAAAGCGGCGGCGAGGCGCGGGCAGTTCGACATGTGCGCGAAGCCGCTGGCGTTGCAGTCATGGCACCAGCCCGCAGCATCGCGCTGGCGCTTGTACTCCTCGGGGTTGTCGACGATCGGCACGTGCTCGGCCTGCGCTTTGTCGTAGGCGGTTTGCGCCGGAGGGGCGCTGTGCTTGTCGTCCTCGCAGCGCCCGCATGGCTTGCAGTCGCAGTGAGCGCCGCGGTCGTATGCCTCGCAGCAGCTCACTGCGCGCCACCATCGGGCGTGTACGGGTTGGGCTCGAGTGGCCTCGGGCACGGGCAGACCTTCGCCGCCTCGGCCAGCGTGCTCTGCAGGTCGGCAGCAGCCTTGCGCGTCTCGAGCAACTCGGCCTGCGATGCGAGGATGTTGGTGGCGTCAGCGATGCACTTACTGGCCGCCTCGATGACCTTGTCGGCAGGCACCATGGCGCAGCCGCCCATCGACAGGGCGCACGCCCAGACGGCGCCCATGGTGAGCGCGAACCAAAGCGTGGTCTTGGTGAGCTTGGCTTTGACGTGAGCTTTCATGCGCAGATGTCCTCGATATCGTCTTTGTCACGCAAACAACGCAGGCAATACGTTTTGCTGGTCAGCTCGTAACGGTCGCCAGCGCTGTCGTCGAAGTACGAGCGGATCGTTGAGTACCGATGGCCGAGCACGCCGCACAGCGCGCGGTGCAGCAGCTCCGATGCGAACTCAATCAATAGCTCCAGGCGTTCAGTCATCGCCATCCGCTGCAGTCTTTGGGTCTGGCTTCGTCCCCACGAGCACCGGCCCGTGCTGGTACTGCGACCACTTCGTCTTGAGCTGGCAGCCGCAGCCCGAGCTGGCGATCAGCACGACCCAGCACACGACGAAGATGGCCGTCACGAACCAGTCGTCGAGCTCGTCAGAGGTCATCAACCACCTCGACCACGTATCCGTTCACGCGCACCAACGCGTCTCCGTGCTGGTGCAGAGCCACGATGAGCTCTTGGTCGGCGCCGACGTCGACAGCGATCGCGAGCAGGTTGGACGCACAGCCGATGACAGTCGCCCCAGGCCCGAGCCCGTTGAGCTCCACCGACGCGACCGCGCGCTTCACCTCTTCTGGCGTCACGCAGATATCGAACGTGAAACACCAGACAGTGTCAAGCTATTGAGCGCTGAAAACTAACTGACTGATTAGTTATCAGCCCCTCGTGAGCGTTGAGGCGCCTCCCCACGGAAATAGCTTGACACGTCTCTGGCGCTAAGAGGAATACGCTTGACGACGGAACGGGCGTGAGCGTGGCGAGCGCAGCGGCGCGGGAGGAACGACTAAGCTCGCGCAGCGGGTTGCGCTGTCGGGCTAAATCTTCTGCTGCTTCCCCGCACGACCAAAGCCTTGAGCAAGAACCGACGGGGCGGCTCTACGATATGACGAAGCTTTTGGCGTGCTTGCGTGGTGCTTCGATCGGCCTGGCCATCGGCTTCGTGTTCGCCACATTCTGCCTCGGCCTGTTCGCGTGGTGGTTCATGTTCACCACCTGGCGCTGAGCTACTTCTGCTCGAGTCGCTTCTGCAACAGCTCGGCAGCCTTGGCAGCGTCGATGAGCCTGAGCTCTCCGCGGGGCTTGCCGGCGTCGACCTGGGGCAGGGCGTCGGCCATCTCCAGCAGCATTTCGAGGCGCTTGAGCGCTGCGATCGACGGCTCGACGGTCATGGCGATGACGTCCGCCACGTAGCGCCTGATGCTCTCAGGGTCCTGCATGTCGAGCGTGCCCGCGTACCCCGGTACCGTTTTTTTGTCGGACATGCGCTCGATCATCTGCCTGCCCCGGCCGTATGCCAGCTCTCGGGGGTGCTTGGTGCGCGGCATGTGTATCTATCGTGACGCCATACGCGCTCGTATGTCAATGTTGCACGTGCAATGGTCACCTCGTGCCGTAACTGTGGGGGTCCCCGCAAGGGTGGCGCTCTGCGGAAGTATTGCGTGCCATGCCGCGCTGAGCTGGACAGGCGCAGGCGGCCGCACAAGCCGCCCAGGGTCCGCAAGACCACTTGCGCGCGCTGTGGAGCCCCCAGAACCTGGCCGCTCAACAACCGATGCCGACCGTGCCATGCGGCCTACGTGCGCGACTGGCGAGCCTGCAAGCGCAGGCGAGAGGCGCTGAGCGGCGATGCGCTTGCGAAGAGGCTGCGGGCGATTCGTGAGCGCCTGTGGTGAGTGAGCACTCGCAAGTCTTTATTCGTCTAAAAGACTTGACGGGTGGGTTTAGCAGGCGCATAGCACTGCGCGCTGGGCCGATGACGAGCGCGAAGAAATCATCGTGGTGGTTCGATGACCCGCACGCAACGCATCCGCGAGCTCTTGGCGATCGGCAATGACACGCACACGATCGCCGAGAAGCTCGAGCGCGAGTACGGCCCGACGTCGCGCGCCAACATGCGCGCGCTCATCAGCTACGCGCGGCGCAATCCACCCGGCACGCGCGGCCGGCCCCGCAAAGCACCGTGCACGCACTGCGGCGGCAGCGGCCACGAGCCACAGGTGACGCCGTGACGCAGCCAACCGGGGGATTTGATTGGCTCGACCCGTACGTGCGCGCTCGCGCCGTCGTAAAGCGCCGAATCCCGACGCGCAGCCCGAACACTCTGTACGAGTGCAACGGGTGCGGGCGGGTGTTCAGGCGCAAGGATGTCGGCTATGGCTCTGACGGCTGGTACTGCAGGCGCAGATGCTTCTATCTCGACAAGCCTAAGACCGCACAACCTTCGCATCGCGCGCGTCAGGAATAGGCTCCCACGCAGCAATGCTGAAGTCGGGTGCTGCGCGCGCGCGATGCGGCCGACCATCAATGAGCGTGGTAGGCGCTGCGAAATCCACGGCCCCTGGTTGCTTCGGCAGCTCGGGGCCTGCGCCTGTTATTCGCAGCCACCACGCGCGTTGCACACGCAGGCCCAGCCACAGCGTGAACATGAAATACGTGAGAAATACAGCTTCGAGCGCGTAGGGCATTGCGGTGTAAACGCCTGCGCTCTCGGGGTGGCGTAGCGCGAGCTGTGCGCAGAATGCTGTTAGCCATGAGTGCATGGTGATGTCCCGGTTCGTTGGTCAGGGGCTGGGAGTCGAACCCAGCTCTCGGGCATCTTTTTAGATGGCCAACCCGCGCTCTCCCACGTGAGCTACACCCTGGGCTGACCACGCAGGTCTCGAACCTGCAACCTCCGGATTTGGAATCCGGTGCTCTACCAGTTGAGCCAGTGGCCAATGAGTCGCGTGCTGCGTAACTCGAAGCTGCAGAAGTTGGCTCACCTTTATTGGACCGCTGCCAGTCCCCTGCAGTGAGCGCATCTGCAGCTTCCAATCACGTAACATCACTGTGCCTCGGGTAGGGCGCCTTGTATAGACGCCCTACCCTCCTACGCTGACGCTCGCAGGCGCTTTGGTCGGAGAGCGTCAGGCACCATTCGTTCGCAGCTTGTACACGTACGGCATGCGCGCGAGTGCCGCTGACCTCTCTCGCACGAGTAGGCCAAGGTCTGTCAGCTCTTCGAGAGAGACGCGAGCGCGCTTCTCGCTGAGACCTGTGATGACCTGAAGCTGCTTGATGGTGAGCGCCGTGCTGCTCTCCTCGAGCGCGGTGTGTACGAGCTGCTGGGCGCGCCCATAGAGCGGGTTGTGTGGTGGCGTTGTCATCGCTTCGAATGCCATGTCACAGCCTCCCCTGTTCGACCAGCAGCATGTAGAGCGCCGAGCTGCACAGCGCGATGGCGGTGTACAGCCATTTGTTGGCGGTGCGGCGCGTGTTGATACGCGCGTCCATGCGCGTATTCCAGTTCGCGTCGTCGAGCTTGTCGTTTGGGGCGTCTGGCACCTTGATGCCGTGGGACACCAGCGCGCAGAGACAGCCGGCAATCATGAGTGGCCACATCATCAGCACACCCCCAGGACTACGCAGTCTGCGTTGCTGAGCGAGCCGAAGCGCGCGACCAGCGCGAAGCCGATCGTGACCCATAGCAGGAACACGACCGACAGGTTGCGAGCTTTGAGCGGGGTCATCGCATCACCTCATCGGCAATCGTGCCGCCCAGGGCACCGCACGTTGCCACGCCTGCGAGCACCAACAGCACGAGGCAGCCAGCCCGTACCCACTGCATTGCTACAGCGAGCTTCACGCTTCACCAGCCGTGTCGAGCGCACCGCGTGCGTGTTCGGGGAACTCGCTACCATTGCTGCGAGGGCGCCCACGGCCGCGTGGTTGCTCCTCGGCCTGGTCGAGCGCATCCAACTTCGCCTTGAGCTCGCGACGCCACTTGATGCCGCGCGCGAGCTCTTCCAACGCTTCCCTCTGTGGAAGCTCATCCCATTCGATTGCCATCTTCGTATCTCCCGGTTCAATGTTTCGTGTCGTGTCGTGTCAGCCGAGCAGCCAAAGCAGTAAGCTCTCGAACAATCCCGGCTTGCTGCGCAGTCGCTCGTAATCGCGTTCGCTCGGCACGCGATCGAAGTCGCGAAAATTTGCCTGCGCATCGCGGTACATGTGCTCGGCGTACAGCCGATCACGTTCCAACAGCAACGCTTGGCGTTCGTGCCGCGTTGGCTTTCGCATTGTCGTGTCTCCCGGTTCAGTAACGTTGTGTCACGTACTACTAACTACCGTCGCTCGCAACTACGGATCATTTGCGATCCCTACGGCCACCACACTATTTTCGTGCGTTCGCAACACGTCGCCCATCCCGGACGCAGCGTCACGTCGATCGTGCACATGTCCGTCATGCCGGCTTTCTCGCCGTACTTAGGGCGCGTGCTGCAGATTGCCAGCGTGCGCAGGTCTACCAGCTTCCACAGTCCTTCACGGCGTTCCTGTCCTGCCAGAGTGGTCAGCGGGCAGTGACACACCACGCGGTGCGCCCACTTCAGGGCGTGGAGTATGTGTCGCTCGGTTTGTCCACTCTCGAAAGGCGGATTCATGAGCGCCACGTCGAAGTCGTCACGAGCAAATACGCACTCGAGGAAGTCGCCTTGATGCAAACTGACTTGATGGTCGTATCGTTCTCGGCAGAAAGCGATGTTTTCTGCGTCGATGTCCACACCCACGAACTTGGCTGCGTTCGGCGCAAAGATGAGCGCTTCATCGATGAGCGCCCCACGGCCGCATGACGGCTCGAGGATGCTCTTGATGCTTGCGCTGTCGTTCACGTCGAAGGCCATCTCGCAAATGCGCGTCGCGGTCTTGCTGTCGGTGTACCACTGCGACAGCTCAACCTTGCGCTGCTCTGCTTCCATGCCCGGCAGCCAGGTCATGTCATCGCTCCAATCGCAGCACACAACGCTGTGAGCACCACGCACCATGCGAGCGTCTCAGCGGTCATTGTCGTTCCCCCTCGGCGCCGCGCTGCCCACTGTCTCCAGCGCAGCAAGGTGCATCTTGCACAGCCGGTCGAGGCCATCGGCGTACGACCGCACGGCCAGCGCGAACGCCTCGCAGCCTGGCAGCGCGTCGAGATTGCTGCCGAGGTACTGCAGCTCGATCACTCCTCGCGCGCACTCTCTTGCGGCGATCTCAGCCGCAGCCTGATGTGGATTCCTTGCAGCCTTCGGTCGCTCTCGTGTGTCGTCTGCTCGTAGTGACATGTGACTCTCCCGGTTCCGAGTAGTTGGTCGTCGTACTTGCCGATTGCTCGGCGGTTGAAGTCTCCAGAGCCCACGCAAATCCAAACGCATGTGGCGTCGAGCACGTGCTTGAAGGCTTGGCGGAGGTTGTCGTGCGCGTCGAGCTTTCCAGGGCTGAAGCGCACGAGCGTTATCTGGTCGATGCGCTCGCGGTCGATGCCGCGCAGCTGCGTTTGCAGCGCGAGCAGCACGACATCGAGCTGTTGACGGGCCGCGCGCTTCTGCACGAAGCGCGCGGCGTCTGCGTATCCGGTCTGCGCGTGCAGCACCATCGGCAGTTGCAACACCCAGAACTTCTCAGCGCCATCGTGAAAGAAGCACAGCTGCTCGAGCAGCTTCGGAGGCGCCTTGTACGCCTTCGGCTTGGCGCTGCGCTTGCCACCGAACGACATGTTGAACGTCACGCGTTGCCCCGCTTGGCCTTGCACTCGACGCACTGACACAGTTGCGCGAGTGCCTCGGCGCGGTGAAGCATGGACGTAGCGATCACAGCTGGAAGCTCTCGCGCAGTCCCAGGCTCGAGCATCAGCGTGTACAAGAGCGCTGCTTTCGAGTCGTCGGGTAGCTCAGCAAGCAGCCCTGTGATCTGCGCCCTGATCTCGTGCATGCGCTGATAGACCTTCTCGTCTTCGTCGGTCATCACATTCCTCCCTTTCGCATTGGTCTCACGCTTGGCATGCCTCTACGCGCACACGCCTTCACTTGATCGGCGCGCTCTCTCGCGTCATCGCTCCACTGCTCGACGCCCCATCTTTCGAGGTGAAACTGTGAGAAGTGCTCGAAGTAGTCGCTGTCAGCGCGCAACCGGTCTTGCGCCCAGGTCGTGGTGTTCAGCCGGCGTTCGTTCTCGCCGATCGCCGCGCTGCGATTCGTGGTGTGAGTGAGCCACCGAGCGAACTCTTCTACGTGCTCGTCTTTCAGCGTGCCGCCCGCGCGCCACTGCTTGACGATCTCCGGGTCAGAGATCGCAAACGGCGGCGGAACGTGCACCGGGCCGAGTAAATCGAGCTGTTGGAACACGCCGCGAGCAATCTTGTCTCCGTCGCGGCGCTTCAGCTCGGCAAGCACCGTGGGCATAGTGGCCCTGCCGCCGTCGGCGCTCATGACGCACCCCCAGCCGCTCGCTCAGCGCGCGCCTGCAGCTCCCAGCGCCGTTGCTTCTGCCAGATGTCGAGCTCACCCTCGCGCCACGCTGGCCACGCCAAAAGGTCCTCGTCTGAGTGACAGTCGGTCGCCTTTTGGACGTCCCCAACTAGTTTCACAATCGGCTTGGCTTTTGCCCGAGTGTATCGATGTAGATTCTTACCTAGGTTGGCTAGTGTCGGGTTCTTTTCCTTGACGAACTTGTCGCTCAGCCAAGCTCGCAGGAGCCTCTGTGTTGCCCGATCGAAGGCCTCCCCCTCCGATGCCCCCACCTCGATAGTGATCGCGTCACTGACGGCCAGCAGGGTGCCATAGAACTGGCTTCCTGTTCCGAGCATTCCCTCCCGGTTGATCTCCTGCGTGTAGAGCAACCAAACGCGGGCGGTCGGAAGCGATGCGGTCGGAAGCTCGGGCGGCGCTAGTCCGACTGGCGGTTTTTCGAAGTCAGAGGATCGCGTGCGTGTGCGCGTCTCACTCTCACTCTGTTCTCTTCTTTGTTCTGTTCTGTTCTGTGGTTCAGAAATCGCCTGATTACAATTACTTGACTCAGTGTCGAATCCGAGTGGAATCCGAGTGGAGTCCGGAGTGAATCCGAGTGAATCCGAGTGGAGTCCGAGTGAATCAGCTTTTGTGTGCGCGGGGAGTCCGTCCAAAGATTGCCCCAAGCACACCACGACGAAGCCATCGAACACCCGAATAGCCCCGGACTCTTTCAGCTGCCCGAGTGCCCTGCAGGCGTTGCGGCGGTCGGGGCCGGGAACCTGCATCGAGCAGCAGAGCGACACGTCCCAGCGGTCGCCGCGCGTCTCGATCTTGCCGTCGTAGCTATCGGCGATGCGGTAAAGGTCTTGTGCCGTCGCTCGCGCATAGTGCGAGACGTGGTAGAGTGACTGAGGTAGTTCTTTCGGTAGGCCGCGCCATCTGTGGAAGGGGGGTGCGGCTGTCCTGTTTTTGGAGCTCATGAGAACAGGCGCTCCTGCTTGTCCGCCATGGTGATCGGGGATGTGTCGACCACTTCGCCCGTATCGACGCGATGGCAGACCCACTGGTCTTGCCCGCGCTCCCAGCGGCACGTAACCGGCTGCAGCTCGCGCTTGTGCTTGATCTCATCGGACAACATCTCGAGCGCCAAGGAAGTGGCCTTCTCCTTGGCCGCGACGGCTTTGATCTGCGTGGCAAGGTCCTCCTTTTGCAGATGGAAGGCCTTGAGTTGGTCCACGCGCTCGGTGACGCGCACGCCCTTCAAAAGCAGGGCTTCCTCGTCCAGCTTGCAGTACAGAGATCGCTCTTCGTCAGGTCTCGTATTCGTCGACACGTCTACCTCCGATCCGTTCGGTGTTTAGGGCGACTGCGCCGCCGTCAGCTGCAGGCAAGGGGGGACAAGCCTTGTCAGCGACGGCGGCGAGCCGCGAGCGCGCGCGGTCCATGAACGCCGCACACGCTCGAGCGAACACGCTCCAAACCCCGGTTCAGGGCGGGGGAGGAATCACGTGCTCGATCCAGAGTGCGCTGAACGCCAGTTGCGCAGTGCGCATGCGTATGCATCGCGGTAACGCAGGTTGTTATCTGCGTTACCGAATGGCTCTTGCAGGTCATGCCGCTGCGACCCAATCTGCAGCCTTGATGCCGAGCAGTTTTTCGAAGGCCAGGGCTAGGCGTAGACCAGGGCCGCGCTTACCTGCCTCGATTTGGGAGATATATGAGTCATGACACTTCACCAGCTGGGCAAGATCCAGCTGAGTCAGCTGCCGCTTCTCACGCGTTCGCCGCAGTCGCTTTCCAGGGTGCTCCATTCCCCATCGATACGGCGAAAGTTGACAACTGTCAAGATGCCAATCGTCAAGAACTGGGGGACACGTGTCACCCCCCAACCGTGGACAATGAGGGCATGCCAAAAAGCCGCGGCCAACCTGAGTCGGTCGATGTCGAGGGAATCAGCGTCGAGCTCCGCCGCTTCCAGCTGCTAGTCCGCCTCATGCGGCAGCATGCCGGGATCAACCGCGCGGAGATTTCGCGCCGTACAGGTATTGACGAGACTCACCTAAGTAAGCTCTGCAACCCGGAAAGGACTGGCCGTACGGGGCTTTCAGCAGACATAGTCCGCCAGGTGAGAATCGGGCTCAACATTTCGCCGGACTTCTTCTTCGACCCACAGCTCAAAAACGTCGCCGATGAGGCGGACTTGCTCAAGGTCTACTCGCTCGACGAACAGCGCCAAAAGAAGTGGCAGGCGAGTGTTGACGAGCAGCTGCACGAGCTCTCGCAGTTCCGGCTCGAGATGCAGGCCATGCTCGCGATGAAGGATCACGAGATCAACCGGCTCAAGCACGAGCTCGCCCAGGCGGCGCAGAACGGCGGGCCTAGAAAACGTCCGCCAAGGTGACCTGAGTCCACTTGGCGTTGTCTCCGAGCATGTCTGCGTGGCAGTCCGTTTCGCTGAATGAGTAGCTGTATCCGTTGAGTCCGAGGGGGTTGTCAGGATCGACGTAGGCCGCATGGGGCAGCGCGGCTTCGATCGCAAACGACCAGTACCCGACCACCGGTCCGGGAGGAAAGTCCGCGTTTACAAGGCAAACGCCGGTGGACGCGCCCTTCGTGATCGCTGGGTAGTACTCGCTCGAAGCGCCTGACTGCGCCGAACCGATGTTCGCCCCGCACTGCACCTCGAGGTCGGCGTTGCTGTAGACGACCACGGTGTACTCGAGCCCGGTCTCAGCCATGCCATCAGGAGCACGCTCAGGGCCTGAAGCGCCGGCCCGGATGATATCGAGCTTGGCGTCGCAGCTCACCCAGAAGACCGGCCTGTAGCTGCTGCCAGCCGGTCCAGGCGCCCCACGCTCACCCATCGGCCCTGCTGGGCCCCGTGGCCCGTCCAGGCCAACCGGGGCGCCGCTACAACCGCCAAGCATGGCCGCAATCACGAATAAGCGTGTGTTCTTCACAGTGTAAGCCCTTCCCGTACGCACGCGGAGTCTACGCGCGGTGCGTCTTTTTTGTCCAATCTTGACGATTGTCAACTTTCACCGTTGACTCCGGTCCAGAGACCTGACAAATGTCAACTCATGGACGGCAACGCAATCACCCCGGTCGCAGCACCCTACGTGTTCCCCTTCGAAGGCCTGAAGCGCGCGCTGCGTGATGCGGCGTGCGAGGGCGCTGGCTACGAGCACGCCGAGCAGGTCTGGCTGTCGCAGCGCGAGCGCGAGTGCCTGCTCGACGCGTGGACGGCGTTCTGCTGCTGGGCGCGCGCGTACGAGCAGAAGACGCGCCACGGCTGGCGCTGCCCGATCGATGAGCACGCGGGCGAGGTCGCGCTGACCGGCGCTGCACGGCTGGCGTGGACGTACTTCGAACGCGCGTTTGATGAGTGCTGCTGATTGGAAGCTGCCTCCGCATGAGCGCGGGTTCGACTCCCGCAGGGCCCAGAGGGATCGCATGCGGCGGCGGCAGCTTCGAGTCACGCAACCAACCACGAACCGGGAGACACCAGTGATCAACATGCAACAGCTACTGGCACAGGAGATCGAGCGAGCCGAGGAGCGGGAACGTTTCCTCCTCGAGCACGTGCGCCGCAACCTGCAACAGCTGCGCGGGCAGCGCCGGCAGCTCGCACAGCTGCAAGACGAGCTTGCACGGGAGGCGCAGCCAGCGGCTGCGGAGTGAGCATGACCGGCTTCGACGACTACGACAGCTGGAGCATGCGCTGTGAAGACCCCTATGCGTACGAAGAGTTCAATGCCGCTGACGGCGGCGAGGAGAGTGACATGATGGACCCTGACAAGTTGACGCCGGTACAGAAGCAAGAGGTGCAGATCGCTGTGGAGATCATGCCCACCACGGCGCTCGTAGCGCTGCGCTACCAGATCGAGACCGAGCTCAAGAAGCGCGTCGATACGCACGAGCGCGAGGCCAAGGCCGCGCGCATGGCGCTCGACGGCATCAAGCCCCGCGCGACTCGCAGCGACGCCGGCCGCCCGCGCGCGCCCAAAGTCGAGGCTGCGCGCGATGAGAACGGGGTGCCGGCGTGACGCTCGCCTTCAAGAAGGCCACCAAGAAGGCCGCAAAGGCGCGCATCGCGCTGATGGGGCCTTCGGGTAGCGGCAAGACCGTGACCGCCCTGCGCATGGCTGCAGGCATGGGAAAGCGCGTTGCTGTGATCGACACCGAGCACGCGAGCGCATCGAAGTACGCCGGCGAGTTTGGCGACTTCGATGCGCTGGAGCTCGAGAGCTTCTCGCCTGAGACGTACGTCGAAGCGATCAGGCTGGCCGAGAAGGCCGGTTACGATGTGGTCATCATCGATTCTTTGTCGCACGCGTGGTCTGGCAAAGATGGCGCGCTGGAGCAGGTCGACAAGGCCGCCAAGAAGTCGAGCTCCGGCAACAGCTACACCGCTTGGCGCGACGTGACCCCGCAACACAATCGGCTCATCGACGCGATCGTAGGCTGCAAGTGCCACGTGATCGCGACCATGCGCACCAAGACCGAGTACGTGCTCGAGGAGATTCAGCGCGGCGGCAAGACGATCAAGCAGCCGAAGCGCGTAGGCCTCGCCGCCGTGCAGCGCGAAGGCATGGAGTACGAGTTTGACGTGGTCTGCGACGTCACGCTCGACCACGACCTGTGTGTGACCAAGACGCGCTGCGCCGCACTCGATGGCGCAGTGATTCGCAAGGCCGGCGAAGAGCTCGGCGAGACGCTGCTCGCGTGGCTTTCGGACGGCGTCCAGCCGGCTGCTCCGAAGCTCGCCGCGCTTCCGCCAAGCCCCGACGCCGAGCAGCCGCCAGAAGGCGAGTGGGGCCCGCGGCACGAGCGTGTGTGGGGCCTCTACGCGAACAGCTCGGTCGTCGACCAGCCGCTTACGAGCGTGCCCACTGAGAAGCTGGTGGCGTACATCGGCCGTCTCGAGGCGACCGTGAAGGGACCCGCGAGCAGCAAGACGCCCGAGGCTGCAGCGAACGCCAAGCGCGCGAGCATCGATGCTGTGCCGTACCTCAACGCTGCGCGCGCCGAGCTCGTGGAGCGCCGCAAGATGGAAGCTGAGATGGCTGGGGCGAATGCGGAGACCGGGGAGCTGCCAGACCAAGAGGTCGGCGCGCCGTTTCTCGCAGACCCAAGCGACGACCCAGCTGGAGACCACGCGTCATGACCCGCTCGCCGCTGCTCTGCAGCTGTGGGTCGACACACGGCCCACGCCGCCGAAGGACATCGCGTGGGGCAAGTATCGATGGCTTGGCGGGCCGTCGATCGACTGGAGTGCGGACGAAAACCAACTGCCGTGGTGAGGTGATGCTGTGAGCTCACGAGTCTACAACTGCCGCGTGTGCGGAGCGCCGTGCGCGTCGCTCGATGACATGGACCACGAAGCGCTGATGGACGGCGCCACGAACCTCTACGCGGTGCACATCTCCTGCGAGCGCAAGGCCTATCAGCAGCGCAATAGCAGGGCCAGCGCGCGCGCTGAGCCGCGCAAGCCCAAGGTGGCACGTGCTGAGCTCGAGGCTGCTTTCGAGCGGGCGAAGGAGGAGCTGTGAAGATGGACGTCACCATGCACGTGAAAGGCTGCAGCGAGTGCCCGCTGAGATACGACGGCATCCGCTGCAAGCACCCGAACGCAGAGGACGTAGACGAGACCGACAGCGACACGCCGCACGAGTTCTGTCCGCTGCGCACTGGCGAACTGACGTTGAGGCTGGAGCGCAAGCGGGCGGAACTCGAGGCTGATGTAGAGCATGCAGAGGCCGAGGCATTGCGCGTGCAGTACACGCTACTCAAGGCAGCTGCAGAGCGTGCGGAGAAGGACCTACGCACGGCGTTCAATACGGCGGGAACCGCCTACTGGCCCGGACACTCGTACTTCCGTGAGCGCGCCGATCACCTGCGCACCGAGCTGGAGCGCAAGCCATGACCAAGCGCCCAAAAGTCGGCAAGCAGTTCACCGATGCCGAGCTCGAGGAGACCAAGCAGCAAATGCTTGCGGTGAGCTACGAGGACATCAAGCGCGAGTTCTTGGAGGCTGTCGCGGAGTCGCAGGAGAAGGCGATTCGTAAGCCGAGGAGGATGCAGTGATCGCGCTCCTGGCATTCGCCGAGTCCCATCCGTGGTGGACATTGGTCTACCTGACTGTCGTGGCCGCTGGAGTCAGCGGTATTGGGAGTCGCAGATGACCGCCGAGCTGCGCATGGTCGGTCCGGCCGTGGTTCGGCGCGCGTGCAGCTGCGGCAGGACGGCCGCCTACGCCATCATGGCGCGGCTGGGCGGCCGTAACGAGCCTGGGCTGGGCTGGAGGGTTTCGGAGCGCCGTCTGATCGAGTATTTGCGGAAGCTCGAAAGGGGACAGACACCATGGCCGATCTCTTTGAACGCCCAGGCTCCGACAAGTGGCAAGCCTACTGCTGGTACTACGCACGAGGCACCCGGCGACGGATCGCGAAATCAACCGGCATCCGAAACGATGGAACAAGCAAATCCCGAGAGAGAGCGCAAATCATCGCAGACCAAATCGAGCGCGATGCAGCGCTTGGAGGAGAAGCTCTCACGCGCCCAAGCAAAACGCTCAAGCAAGCGCTCGCCGCGCTCACCGAAGCCGCGGAGCTAGCGGGGCGCTCGCGGCCCACGCTCGACAACATCATGTACAGGGGTCAGCGGCTCGTGGAAGGTCTCGACGAGCGCACCCCACTCTCGACGCTCGACGCTGACAGACTGCGCGCCTACGCAGTCTGGTCGCGCGGGCAGGGCCGAGGCCCGTGGACGGTGCAGCGCGAGTTTCAAACGCTGCTGCAGGCCTTCGCGATCGCTGGCGTGAAGCCTCCCGAGTTCCCCGAGCTCGGAGCCATCGAGCACAAGCCTCAGCGCGTGCTCGAGCTGGACGAGCAACGGTCATTGCTGCTCGCCACGCCGCCCGAGAGGCGCCTCAACATCATGGCCTACCTGCAGCTCGGGTTACGCCTGAGCGAGCCAGCGAAGATCACAGAGGTCGACTGGAGCGCGCGCTACGTGCACGTGGCTGGAACCAAGACGCGCGGCTCCGTGCGCGACGTGCCGATACCAGATGAGCTCTACGAGCACATGCTTCCGCGGCGTGGATGCGCTGACGTGATTCCGCACTGGGAGAAGCGATGTGCCGACTTCGTGTTGCGGCGCACGTCGCTGCGCGCGATCGGCGAAGCTGTCAGCGTGAACGACCTGCGGGGAACGTACGCGACGCACATGGCGCGCGCTGGCGTGCCGATACTCACGCTGGCGAAAATCATGGGCAACAGCGTGGCGATGCTCGAGCAGGTCTACGCGCAGGTTGGAAAGCGCGGCGATCACTTGCAGCAAGCCGCGAGCAAGCTGCCGCGACTGACACAGCCAAAACCGATTGCGAGGGAAGCGTGACCTGTCCACACGGATTCATAGCGAGCTGTTTTCAGTGCTTCAGAGACGAGATCGAGGCGATGCGCGATGAACTGAAGCGCTTCCGCGAGCGCGAGCCGTTGGTGAAGGAGCTGATTGGCTGGATTGGACCGGGCGACCCCGAGACGCACGGGCAGGATGAGTTGCCGAAGTTTTGGCGCGGATTCGTGGCCGGACTGGATGATCACGCACGCAAGGTTCAAAGCTTCTGCGTCAGCAGTGCGTCAGCTGCCGAGGCTGTGAAGGCTGATGCGGCACACGCGGAGCCGAGCTCGCCCACGAAATGACTGGTGTTTCAGCCATCAATCACTGAACCAGCGGGCAGCCGCGAATACCCTTGGAATACGCGACCATGGAGGGAAGTGTAATGGAATCAAGAGGTTCTGAGAAGCCCGAAGAGATGCAGCAGCAGTGCGGCCACGAATGGATTTCGTACAGCGAGCCGCCGATGCGTGCGGTCACAGGGCGACAGTGCAAGCGGTGCGGGCTGGTCGAGCCCCGCGGGGAGGTGGACCGGGCCATGGATTACCTCGAGTCGGACAACGCGTGGCCCGACTACGAACCGCCGGGAGGAGACACCCGGGATTCCGCGGATGTGCTGATCGCCGAGGTGCGCCGGCTGCGCGAGCTCTCCAGCGAGCCACCGCGGGCGTCGCTCACGTTCGACCCTGACTGGACCGTCATCGAAAAGGCTGAGCTGTCCCGGCTGCGCGCCGATCTGGATGCTCGCAAGGAAATCCTGCGGCGCGATGAAGAGCACATGGCTCAGCAGAGCGCCAAGCTCGCGCGCGTCGGGGTGTTGCCGGCGAAGTGGAGCGAAGCGTCCTACAGCTCCGATCACCTCGCCTGTCTGCGCGACCTCGAAGACGCCCTCAAGGATTGAACGTCTGGGCGAGATGCATCGCGCCAAGGTGAACCGGGAAGGTCCTCAAGGCACAGGCGCTCGCCCAGACACCCGGACAGTGCCGATCTCGCGGTCGGACGTCAACCAATTAGAATCACAAGCGATCCGCTGGCATCGGTTCACGCCGTTCGAGACTTCAAGCTTTAGGCTTTGGCGGCGGCTGAGTCTTGAGCGGTCGCGTGTCGGCGAGCTCGACCTCGGCCTGCTCGTCCTCGGCGAGTCGCGCCTCATGCTGGCCGATGAGCATGGCCTCGATCAGCGCCGATTCCATCTTGTCGCGCCAGCGCTGGATGATGCTCGGGAGCGGGCGAATCTTGTGCGCGAGCGCGAGCGCCGACGTCACCTCGAACAGGAGGCCATCGGTGAGACGCGCGAGTCGCTTGCGCACGCTGGTCACGGCGATTTGCTCGGCCTGATGCTCTCTTGGATTTCTGCGGGTAAATCGGCGATGGCCACGTCACCCGGCTTTCGCTGAGAGAGCAGCACCATGCCCGCGCCGAGCTCGCCCACGATCTGAGCCCACGGCTGCGGAATGACGGTTGAGTGGCCCAGCGCGATCAGCGCCATGCCGACAAAGCGAAGAGCGAAGTTTACGACGTCTGGATTCATAACTAACACCTGACTGTTAGATTGTGTGGCCGCTCCCAGCTGCGTACGAGCGGATTCGCATATGGTCAGCGCCTCGTTCTGCGCCTCGCTCCTGTCGATCCTAGCCATCGACGTTCCGAGCCTGTTTGCTGTCCATCGCCGCCGCCTCCGGGCGTCGGGATCGACAGCGCTGCCACACCTGTCACCTGGGTGGTTCCGGCAGCTACGAGCGTGTAGGTGATGGTGATTGCCGCTGCGCCAGAGCAGTTGCTCACGCCGGACGCGGTGATGCTGAACGTCTGCGTGAGCGTCACCACTGCCGAACCGGTGACGTTCGTCAGGCCGGACGTGACGAGCGCGCCGGACGGCTGCGCGAGGCCGGAAACCTGGGTGAGTCCAGCCGCCGTGAGCTGCGCCGCGGATGTGGCCGCGGCGGCGCCTGTGGCCTGCGTGCTGCCCGATGCCGTCAGAGAGGCTGCTGAGCTCGCGCTCGCCGTGCCGGTCGTCTGGACGCTGCCAGCTGCCGTGAGTGACGCGCTTTCGCTGCTCGCTGCTGCGCCCGTGGTGTTTGTGGCGCCCGTGGCCACGAGCTGAAACGCCTGGGTGAGCGTGACAGTGGCCGCGCCGGTGACGTTGGTCGCGCCCGTGGCTGTCAGGCCTGCGGAGCTGGTAACGGTGGCCGCGCCAGTCGTTTGTGAGCTGCCCGCGGCATCGAGCGCGAGCGTCGAGCCAACGCGGAGATACTGGAGCGTGTTCGGTCCGCCCCAGACAGACGGCGGAGCCGCAGCCACGAAGTCCAGCGTCCCCGAACCGAATACGTTGACGAAGCTCAGCCCGAACCGAGTCGGGCAGCCGAACATGTACCGCGAGTTTAGCGAGCTCCAGAACGGGAGAAAGATGCCGAGCTCGTCACCCAGTCCGGCGAAGTACGCGCCAGCACTCCTCAGCAGCATCGTTTGCGAGAGCTGCGCAGCGCTCATCGCGTAACCCGAGGAAATGAGCAGCGAGCGCATGGCGCCCACGAAGTTCACGTAGAACTGCCAAACCTGGCTAGCTGATCGGCCCGTGCCGTCGAACGATGCAGAGTCGACCGAGGCTGCGTTGATGTAGCTCGTGTACGTCTTGGCGGTCGCGTCGTAGACCAGCGAAACGTACGTCCACGTGTTCAGCGAGACCGCGGTCGAGTACGAGTACGTTGCTCCGGTGGCGCCGTTGTTCCCGTAGAAGTTGAGCGTGGTCCCGCTGAGCTTGATGCCGCCTGCGCCCGACGAAATCCCGATCGCGCCGCTCCTGAAAAGCGCGCTCTCCTGCGAAGCAGTCGGAAATATCCACGCGGAAATCGTGTGCGACAGGCTGAGATCGTTGGAATCCCAGCACGAGTAGCCGTCTTCGATCACGGCCGCGCCGGTCGTCTGCGTCGTGCCCGTAGCCACGATCGCCGAGCTCGAGGTCATCGAGGCTGCGCCGGTGCACTGCGTGCTGCCGCTCGCCGCCAAGCTCGCAGCGCTCGTAAGCGCGGCCGCGCCCGTGCTGTTCGTCGTGCCCGCTGTCGTGACTGCGTAGCTCTGGCTCAGGAAGCGCAGCGCTTGTGGTCCGCCCCATGGTGTCGGCGGAGCCACGTTCGTGACGCTTGGGCCTGCTGCGCTCGCCGACAGCGCGTTGCCGTTTCCGCTGTAGTCGATGCCGGCTTCGGTGAGATTCGCGCCGCCGAACATCGGATACCATCCGAAGCAGTCGCCTTGCCGAATGATCGGCATGCGCATCGCAGCGAGCTGAGCGATCTCAACCGCCGACAGCGCGCGCGCGAAGAACACCGTGTCGACCGTGTCTGACACGCCCGGACCGCAGCCGATCAGAAGGCCAGCCGCCGCGTTCGTACATGTCGTGGTGCCGCTCGCGATCGTGCCGCCCGCAACACCGTTCACGTACGAGCGGATGGTCGTGCCGTCGTACGTCATGGCGAGGTGGACCCACGCCGTGGTGCTGCCGAATGCGCCGGTCGAGGTCGCGGTCTGAAGCGTCGAGCCCGCGGTGTTCGTGCGGTAGAAGTTGATCGTGGTCGACGGGTCGCCGTTGACGCGCTGGATGTACGCGCCGCTTGCGTCTGCCCCGCTGACCGCGAGCCCGCTCGCGAACATGTCGACCGTCGTGGACGAGCTGTTCCAGCGGACGCGCGTGGCGAGCGTGTACGTGCCCGACCGGAGGTTGGGAGCGCCCGCCGCGGTGCCGCTGAAGCGGAATTGCGGGCCGCCGACGCCCGCAGTGGAGTTGTTGTTGACGCTCATCGGCGCAGCCTGCGCCGCATGCCGCCCGCCTCAGCCCAACGGCGCTGGCTGCCAGTTTGCGCGCCGTCGCCGCTGCCGCCCGCTGGGGTGCCGCCCGAGACTGCCGCGCTGCCATATGTGACCGTGAGTCCCGCAGCTGTGATCTGGAACACTTGCGCGAGGCTGAGCGCGGCAGCGCCAGTGCAGCTCGTGAGGCCTGCAGCTGTGATCTGGAACACTTGCGCCAGCGTGACGACCGCTGCGCCGGTGGTGTTCGTCGTGCCGCTGCCAGCGATCGCGAACGTCTGCGCGAGGCTGATGACCGCTGCACCAGTGGTCTGCGTCGTGCCGCTCGCTACGAGTGCTGCGCTCGAGCTGAGTGCTGCAGCTCCCGAGCTCTGCGTGCTGCCCGCAGCCGTTTGCGAGTACGTGATCGCGGTGTTGGCCGTGCCGGTGGTCTGCGTCGTGCCCGCGGCGTCGATGTTCGTGGCGCCGCCCGAGCTGACAACGGCTGCGCCCGTGACGTTCGTTGTGCCGGTGGCTACGAGCGCAGCCGCGCTTGTGCCGGCGGCTGTGCCGGTGGTCTGGACGCTGCCGGTCGCGGTGAGGTTCGCCGAGCTGTCGAGCGCGGCCGTTCCCGACGTCGTGACCGAGCCTGACGCCACCAGAGCGGCGCTGCCGGTCGTGGCCGCGCTGCCGGTCGTGGTGACCTGGCCTAGCGCTACGAGGGCAGCAGAGGACGTTACGGCGGCAGTGCCGCTTACCTGGGTGCTGCCAGACGCCGAAAGCCCGCTGTCGAACAGAGCGACGCCGGTGACGTTCGTGGCGCCTGTCGCCACGAGGCCGGCTGTCGCGTCGACGGCCGCAGCGCCTGTGACGTTGGTCACACCGCTGGCCACGAGCGCAGCGCTCTCTGTGGTGCTCGCCGCGCCGGTTGTGTTCGTGGTGCCAGTGGCGACTAGGGCGGCAGACTCAGTGCCCGCAGCTGCGCCGGTGACATTCGTGGCGCCAGTGGCGATCACGGGGAAGGTGGCCGTGCCCCAGACCGCGGAGCCTGTCGTCTGCGTCGACCCAGTCGCGACCAGAGCAGCGCTCTCAGTTGCCGCAGCTGCGCCGGTCGCGTTGGTCGTTCCGGTCGCGACAAGCGCCGCGCTCGAGGTGATGACCGCCGACCCGGTGACGTTCGTCGTGCCCGTGGCTACGAGGCCGGACGAGCTCGTAACGACCGCTGCGCCGGTGGTCTGCGAGCTACCCGTGCCGACGATGTTCGTGGCGCTCGAGGTGACCCGCAGCGCCTGGATCGCGATCGGCGGGCCCCACTGCGCCGGCGCAACTACGGTGCCTGCGCTATCGCCTGCGCCGGAAAGCGTGCGCGCGTTCCCGCTGAAGTCGATCGTTCCGCAGTCCGCGTGCAGTGGCCACCATGAGTGGAGGTTTCCACGGCGCACGAGCGGCACGCGCATGCGGTAGAGATTCGCGATCTCTACATCGCTCAGCACGGCCGAGAACGTCATCAGGTCTTGGAGCGTCGCTGTCGCTCCAAAGTAGCCGACGTAAAACGTCGTGAGGTTCCCGAGGACCGTCGTATAGGCGCGCGTGTCGACAAGCGCGCCGTTGACGTACGAGCGCAGATTCGACGAATCGAACGTGAGCGCTAGGTGCGTCCACGTGTTCGTCGAGATGGCTTGCGTGTATTTCGATGCGCCGTCATTCAGCGAGAATGTGGCGTTGCCGTTGCTGACGTAAATCTCGTTGTAGTGAGGCCCAGACGCCTCACCCGAGAGCACGTCAATGTCACTCGATCCGGATTCGAGGTAGACCCACGCCGAATACGTGAACGCGCTGGCCACCAAGTTCGTGGTGGCCGTGACGAAGTTCGCTGAGAACCTGCGGCTCATTCATCTCAATCTCAAGTATCGCTGTATGACAGGTAGAGCCCGGTCAGGATTGCGTCGCCGCTCATGGTGTCGCCGCCCGCAGCTGCATCGCGGTAGATGTTCACCCAGATGGTGTCGAGCGCAGCAGCGCTGTCTAGGTTCGAGCTGTCGACCACGGTGAACGACGTCAGGCCCTTGGCGGTGCCGTTCACTGTCGGCGTGTTGGTCTGCGTGGTCGCCCAGTTCTTCGACTCCATCGACTGCGCGTCACCTGGAGTCACGCACGCGATGCGGAAGCCCCACACCACGGCGCCCGTCGTGCTGCCGCTGCGTGAGTACCAGTGGCCCACAGCCGTGATGCTGCCCGAGCCGTATACCAGCAGCGGAAGGGAGAAGTAGATATCCTCGCGCGCCGCAGCGTCGAACGCGTAACCCATGACGGGGCCGTTCGTGCCGACGATCAGCACGAGCTCGGGAATCGCGCTCGACGACACGATCGCGCTCTTGGGGTCGAGCGCTACGTAAACGGTTGCCATGGACTACGCCTTTCAAACCTTCGGTGCGTTGATCTTCGCGATCTCGGTGCGGCACGAGAGCGCGATGCGCGTGCTGTTGATGCGGTCGTTCAGCCGCCAGATGTAGTCGCCCTGGCTGATCGCGCCGTCGAACGGGTCCTTGTATGGGCGCTCCTTTCCGTCGGACGAGTAGGCCTCGTACACGCCGGCAAGCTGGTCGAGAAGCCACACGAGTTGCGCGGTGAGCTCGTCTACGGACATGGCGCTTCCTTCTGTTTCTTCGTGGGCCGGTCATCGACGCCGCCGAAACCCGTGATGAAGATTTCCTGAGGCGTGACGATCGAGAAGTGTCGAGCGAGGTCAGGCTCGGGGACGAAGTAGCGCCGGCCACTCGGGTACGTAACGACCGAGTGGCGCTGCTCTTCCCCGAGCCACGAGAACACAGTCTCGACATCGACCTCGATGCCGGTCTCGTTCTCTGTGAAACGCGCGTGGCTCATGCGCTGATGCAGCCCATCACGAGGCCGGTGGTGGTCGCCATGGTGAGCGTGATGCCCGCGGCGTTGACTGCTTGCGGAACGCTGATGGCAGCGCGCCCGAGGAATGCGGTCTCGGTGACCGTGGCTAGCGTCGACGTGTTCCAGATGCTCACGTGCGTCAACGTGGTAGCGCCTGTGCTGAACGCCGCGGTCGACGTCCACGAGATCGCTCCGTTGTTAGTCGCGTTAGCCGCGGCATCCAAGCTCGGCGAGCTGATCGTGTTCCAGGTGATCGCCTGGCGCGCGTACGAGCCTGTGGAGCTTGGCTCCGTGCCACCCACTGTCACGCCTGACCCGTCGTCGAGCGGGTTCGTGGTGCACAAGCCCGCGAAGGGCGTCGTGTACGTCTTGGTCGTGGCAACCTGAGTCGCCAGCTTCTGGAAATCCACACGGACCTGTCGGCCCCATCCGGTTGCCATCGTTCCTTACCTTCCCAGCACTGCAACACGCAGCGCTGAACCTTCACCTTGCGTGCCTTCGACGCATTCGACGCGAACACCGCACCACTTGGGCAGGTCGCGCCACGTCGCCACGAGCTGACCATTCAGCCCGTGTTGCTGCACAGCCGAGTATTCGACCGTTGTTCCGTACGACGTTGCCGCCGGTGGCTGCAGCACGATCGCGAGCTGATGCGCGTCCTGATCGAGTCCGCTGCCACGCACGAGCACGCGCACGGCTCCTTTTCCGCCCGCGGTCTTCCACTTCACTGTGACCGTGAGCTCGCGAAGATACGTGCAGTCGATCGGCTCGCCCTCGGGGCTGCCGCCCCACTGGCTGTCGATGTAATGCTGGTTGTCGTACAGCGAGACGTGCTGCTTGCTCATAGGACCGACATCCAGCGAGTGATGTTGCCGCCGGCCGTCCTCTGGATGACCGAGAACCCATCTTCGAGCAGCGGCCTGTGCCAAAAGTCCACGAACACGCCGGCCGGAAGAAACAGAGAGGTCGACGCGGACGCTGAGTTGATGTTCGTGAACGGGCCCCAGTTCACGTAGCAGTCAGTGTCACTGATCCACGTGAAGTAACCGCCGGTTGGCGGGAACGTTCCGCTCGTCATGACCTGATACGACTGTGAAACGGCTCCGATCGCGCTGATGAAAACGCGGTGCAACGCACCCGACAGCGCGGTCGAGCCACTGCCGTATGGCGGGCACTTGAGGATCGCCTCTGTGTTGAAAGCCATCAGCAGCCCCAGTCCCAGACGGATAGCGTCCCGCCTGTAGCGCCGCCGAATAGGCGGATGTGCGTCGACCCAGAGGCAAGCGTCATGTCTTGCCAGCCGTCAGACGCTGCGAGCAGCGGGTCAGTCGCGGTCGGAACTGCGACGTCGGACGGTCCGGTTGCAACGTTGCAGGTCGCGCTAGCGGTGATGATCTTCACCGAGTACGTGCGCTGCGCGCCGCCGCTCGCGCGCAGCTGAACAGCGTTGTTTGCACCGGTCACGAACGCGAATGCTGCGGGGCTTGAGCCGGGCGCACCGGGCGCCATTCGAAGCGGCGGGTTACTGGCCATTCTGAGCACCTGTCATTTGCTGGAGCCTTGCGAGCGGGCCCGCGCGGAACTGCGGGTCACTCTCGAGTTTGATGATCAGCGCGTTGAGCGCTTCGGGGCCTTCGTTCGCGGCTTGCGCGAACTGGCCTTGCCACTGGCCGAGCGCTTGCGGCTCGGTCTTGAGCAGGTCGGCAGCTGCGGGCCCGAGCATGTTGCCGCGCGACTGCTGCGTGACGGTGTCGACGCGCACGCCCTTCTGCCCGAGCCACGAGGTCACGGCTGCGTTCTGCTCGTGGTTCTCGGGCTGCTGTCCAGCAACGAAGCCTGCGCCTCGAGCTGCGACCGCAGAGCCTTGCGCTCCGGCATCGAAGCCGCTGGCTATGCCGCGTTCTGCGCCAGACAGGGCCGCGTTGCCGCGCGCGCGCGCAAACATGCTCGGGAGCTCCGCAGCGCTGGTCGGCACGCGCCCGCTTTGTGCATCGAGCGCTGCGAGCGCCGGCTCCTGAACCTTGGACCCGAGGCTGTACTGATCGCGAGCGCCGCGCCAATCCTGAGCGAGGTTTGGCGGAACGTTCGGCGAGTTCAGCGACGTGTCGATCGCACCGCGCATGTCGTTCGCGACGTCTTTGCGAATCGCGTTCTGTGCGCTCTCTGCGCCTGGGTTCGCGCCCCAGCTCGCGTTGCTGTCGAAGTTTCGGCGCTGTTCGAGCGCGCGCGACCACGGCAGCTCCCCGCGGGCGGCGCCGGGATTGTTCCGCGCGTCGGCTTCTAGGTTGCTGGCAATCTTGCTGCGAAACGCCGAGCTGCCTTCGCCCGCCGGGTCCGCGAGGCCGAGCTCGCGAGCGCTGGCGTCGCGCTGGGTACGCACGATGTCTCGAATCGGAACGCTCGGCTGACCACCGGGGAGGTTTGTGATCGCGTCTTCGGCCGTCGACATGCCGGCCTGTCCGGCTTCCATCGCCGCGCCGCCGTTGCGCGCGTACTGCTTGATTCCCTGCGGCAGGAAGCCGAGCATTCCCGGCCCTTCGTGCATGCCGGAGGCTTCGATCTTCCCGGCGAGGTCAGCGCGCGCGGCAGGCCCCATGCGCTCCACGTCGCCAGCGCCGCGACCCGTGGCTAGCAATCGGTTTTCGTCAGCGGCTGCGTTCAGGGTGTTCGCCGTGCCACCAAATCCCTTTGCCAGTGACGAGAGTCCTGCGCCGGCAAGCCCGCCTACGAGCGCGCCCTTGCCGCCCTGCAGCAGCACGTCTGTCAGGTCTGCGTCGGGGTTCTGAGCGTAGGTCTGGGCCGCGCCGCTCACGCCTCCTGCGACCGCCTGACGCGCGCCGTTGGCAAGGATTCCGCCTCCGCCTCCGCCGAGGCCGATCGCGCCGCCGAGGTAGTTGGCGCCGGTGGCTGCGAGCTGTTTGGGAATGCCCCACGGGTCGTCGAGGATCGCGTCGAGGCGCTTGCTGTTCTCGGTCGCCTCGGGCGTGTTGAGCGCGTCGCGCTTCCAGTCTTTGCCGGGGTCCCAGGGCGGGTAGGAGAACTGGTTGTTCTTGATGATCGTGGGCTCGCCAACGGTCATCTCCGCTTGCGGCTCGCCGCGCTGCCCGCCGCTCGGCGTCGCATCGAACCGCGTCCCAGACTTCTCCAGCTCGAGCATGGCCGGGAACGCGTCGCTCTCCGGCATCTCGTACTCTTCGCCCGAGTCGAGAAGTTTGATGCGTAGCGCGCCTCCGCTCATTGAGGCGCTCCGATCTTGAACTTCTCGTAGCGAGCCTTCCAGTCATCAGCGTTGACCGCTTGCGGAGGCCCGAGAGCGCCTGGAGCGGACGGCGCCAGCGCTGCCGGCTTGCGCTGTGGTACGCCCAGCGGCACGAAGTCTTGTGCGCCTGCGAGCGGATCGACTGCGCCGGGCTGCGGCTGCGGCATCGCGGCTGCTGCGGGGTCCTGCGCCGGAAGAACATCGCCAAGGCCGCGCGCGGTCAGGATGTCGCGCACGAGGTCTTCCTTGCCGACGGCAGCGGCGCGGATCTTCGAAATCATCGTGTTGTAGACGTTGTCGATCGCGGTCTTGGTTGTCCGCTCATCGCCGATCCGGCCGAACTCGGCATCGAGAGACGGGCGCTCGCTTGGGTTCACTGCAGCGCCAGAACGCGCGTGCACGCCGGGGTTCTTGAACTGGGCGACCAAGTTGCGAACGTTCAAGTCTTCGTCAGTCGGGCCGCCGAGGCCTTGCGGCAGCCAGCTGGGCGTGTTCGCGTCGAGCGGGCCGAGGCCTGGAAGGTCTTCGCCGTTCGTCTTCGCAAAGATGTCCTTCAGCTCGCGCGCCTTCGAAGCCACATCCAGCACGTCCTTCATGCTGTTCTCGAACTTCGAGCGTTCGGCGTTGTTCATCCCTTGCGTGCGCAAGTCCTCGCTGATCGCCAGCTGTTTGTCGGCGCGCGCGTTGTTCGTCGCTTCCTGCGCCGTGATCGCGCGCGGGTTGCCAGCGAGCGCAGCCGTTGCCGCGTTCGTGGTCGCCGTGGTCGCGAGCGCCTTGTCGCCCGCCTCGGTCGGGGCGTACTCGTGCGCCGCTTCCTCGCTACCCTGCTTGCCGGCCTTGCCGAGCTTGAAACGCATCTCTTCGGCGGTCGCGTTGTGTTGGCTGTTGGGATCGTCCTTACGCTTTACGTCTTCGTCATGACGGCTCTGCACGCCGCCTGCAGCACCTTCGCGAGCGCGCAGCGAGTCGTACGCGTACTGCAGACGCTGTTGCGCGAGCTCATCGCCTTTCTTGCCGCGGATCGCCAGCGCGAAGTCGCCCGCCTGCTTCTGCTTCAGGTCGCGCTCCGCCTGCTGCCGGCCAACTTCACCCGCGCTCGCCTGCACGATGTTTCCGAGCCCGCGACCCTTGTTGAATCCGATGTCGAGGATGCTCGCGATTACGGCGCCTGCGTTGTCGCGCAAGCCCTCGCCGAGGCCGTATGACTTCGGCTGCGAGTCGGCCAGCGCCTGCTGCTCGCGCGCGGTCCACGCGTCGTCGAGCTGCTTCTTTTGCTGTTGCTGCGGGTTAGGCTGCACGTGGTGCGTCTCGAGCAGCGACGTCAACGCGTCATCGTTGATCGGCTTGCCGTACAGGCTGCCGCTGTCATCGGGTGGCGGCGGCGCTGCAGCTACCGGCTGCGAAAGGCTCGGGGCGTTGTCGCTGCCAGGCTGATCGAGCAGCGAGAGCAGCGGGTCGTTGTCATCGCGCAGTGAGTAGCGGTATGCCATCAGCCGAGCCCCGCGACTTTCTTCTGGATGTCTGCATCGCTCAGCCCGAGCGCTCTGTAGAAACCCGTGATCTTGTCAGCGCTGATTCCGCTTTGGATCTGCGCGTTGGTTGAAGCGCCGTTCTGCGCCACCTGCGCGGCACCCTGCGCCGTCGAGGCCTCGTTTCCGAGGTTGGCTACGCGCGTGATCGGCGCGAGGTTGTTCGCCGTGAGCTTGCTGCCGGCGTTCAGGTCGCCCTGGTTCAAGCCGGTCTGGTATCGCGCGTTGTTCGTGCCGTTCGTGCCGATGTTCAGACCGACAGACGAGCCGGTGTTGCCGAGCTGCGTTTGCGTGATTCCGACGTTCTTGTCGACGGCGCCCGTGGACCTGTTGCTGGTGTCGTTCACCAACTGGTTGCCGGCGTTCAGGATGCCCTGGTCGCGGAACGTGTTGCTGTTGTTGGTCGTGGT